AGAAGACGAAAAGACGGATAAAAGCCGATTATATGGTTTTGATTTACCAGTTGGTACGTGGATGATTTCAATGAAGGTAAACAACGAAGACGTGTGGAAAGATGTCAAAGAAGGTAAGGTTAAAGGCTTTTCTATAGAAGGATATTTCGCAGACAAATACGAAATGAGTTTAGAGGATAAAAGAAAACAAGACATTATAGAGCAACTTAAAAACCTACTAAAACTCGAATCATATACCGATTACCCTGAAGCAGCTAAAGAAAACGCAAAGATAGCGTTAAGATACGCTGAAGAAAATGGTTGGGGTGACTGCGGAACTCCTGTAGGAAAACAACGAGCGAACCAATTAGCAAACGGAGAACCTATTAGCGAAGATACTATAGCACGAATGGCAGCCTTTGAAAGACATAGACAAAACTCCGACAAAGAATTAGGAGACGGATGCGGTCGTTTAATGTGGTTAGCTTGGGGTGGCGACGAAGGTATTGAATGGGCGCAACGTAAACTTGAACAAATAAGAAATAAATAAATAGATATGAAAGAGCAAATATTAAATGATATTGCCGAAAAGGTAATGGTGAATTTAGCTAAACACAATATAGAGTTAAGCGTAAAAGATGAATCTAATAAATTAATTACTGAATATTATGGATTATCGGATACTATTAATTCACGCTATTCGAGTATAAGTAAAGAAATTAGAGCGCTATATTCTAAAATAGATGAAGTTATAAAAATTTCACAAAAAATGCCAAGTGTTATTTCAAAATATGAAAATTTAGCTAAAGAGCTTGGTATTGATGTAAATAATATTCAAGAATTAAAATCTTTAAAATTAGCTGTTAAAGATGTTGAGCAATATAAAAAATTACAAAACGGTTTAAAATCTTTTATTTCATAAAATAAGAAATGAAAAAGCAAACTAACGTAAGCGCGTTCCTTAGGAAAACACGAAGGAAAAGACCTAAGCAACATTCAAAAAGTTCAAAGTTAAAAACAAGCAAAAGATACGTAAAACTAAATAGAGGTCAAGGATGAAAAAGACACCAAGTAAAACAAGTCCAAAAGGTGGTAAACGTGGATGTATATGTAAAGACGGAACATACAATTCTAAATGCTGTGACGGAAGTTTAGAAGCACAAGGAATAGGTAGCACAGTAAACCAAGTAACAAGCACTATAACTAACACAAATGCACCAAGAACTATAACAGGTGTAAACGGCTAAAAATGGAACAAGTAATGATTAAATAAGTTAATAAGTTATGAATACTCTAAAAACAACTATGTCTAAGATTGCTCAAATAGAGCAACCTGAAAGAACTGATTTAGCAAAACACGAAGTTGATTTAGCATTAGCAGAAGATTTAAGAAAAGCTGAAGATAGTTTAAAAACAGCTGTATTAAATGCAAGTGCGATTGAAAGAAATTTTGAAGAAGCTAAAAAAACATTAAAAGCTGAAGCGAATAAATCACGTTTATTAATGGAAAAATTTAGAGTTAATGCTTCTGAATTAGGATTAGACCCAACGAAAAATAATATTTATAAAATGATTGAAGCTTATTTACAAGCTGATATTATTAAAAATCTTAAATAAAAACAAAAATGAATACAAATCAAATCTTAAACAAAGTTCGTGTTTTACTTGGAATGGAAGTAGTATTAGAAACAATGAAATTAGACGATAACATTACTGTTATTGAAGCTGAATCATTTGAAGCAGGTAATGAAGTAGTAGTCGTAACAGAAGACGAACAAAAAATTCCTTTACCTGTAGGAAGCTACAACTTAGAAGATGGACGTGTTTTGGTAGTAGCTGAAGAAGGAATCATAGCTGAAGTTAAAGAAAAAGAAGAAGAAGCACCTGAAGTAGAAGTTGAAGTAGAAGTTCCTGCTGAAGAAGCACCAATGGAAGAAGAAATGTCAACAGAGCCTACGCAAACTATTAAGAAGACTATCGAAAGCGTAGTTAAAGAAACATTCTTCGCAGAAATGGAAGCATTGAAAAAAGAAAACGAAGAACTTAAGGTTAAACTTGAAGGAAAAGTAGAAGTTGAACTTTCTACTGAAGAAACAGACGTAGAGCCTATCGTATTTAATCCTGAAAACGTACAAAAAGTTGAAGGTTTTAAATTCGCTTCTAAAGGTGGAAACACTATTATGAGTAACATATTAAATAAAATCAATAAATAACTAAATTAATAATTTAAAAAATGGCTACAACCACATCAATTACAACTACTTATGCTGGCGAGTTCGCAGGTAAGTACATTGCTGCAGCGTTATTGTCTGCACCAACTTTAGAAAAAGGCGGAATTACTATCCACCCGAACGTAAAGTACAAACAAGTTATCCAAAAAGTTGCTCTTGACGATATCGTTAAGAATGCTTCTTGTGACTTCGATGCTACTTCTACATTAACATTGACTGAAAGAGTTTTACAACCTGAAGAATTCCAAGTGAATTTGCAACTTTGTAAAAAAGACTTCCATTCAACTTGGCAAGCTGCTGAAATGGGTTATTCTGCATTTGACCAATTACCTAAATCATTCTCTGATTACCTTATTGCTTACGTTTCTGAGAAAGTTGCTTCTGCAATGGAAACTACAATTTGGACAGGTGTTAACGCTACTGCAGGTCAATTCGCAGGTATTTCTACACAAATCGCTGCTGATGCTGCTTTACCAGCTGCACAAGAAGTAACAGGAACTACAGTAACTGCTTCAAATGCGGTTGTTGAATTAGGTAAATTAGTTGACGCTATTCCTGCAAGAATGTACGGACAAGACGATTTAACTCTTTACGTTTCTCAAAACATTTACAAAGCGTATGTACGTGCATTAGGTGGATTTGCTTCTTCAGGTGTAGGTGCTAATGGTTACGATAACAAAGGAACTAACCAAGTATTTGGTGATGTTTTCTTTGACGGAATCAAAGTATTTATGGCTAACGGACTTGCTGCTAACACTGCTATCGCTACAACTAAATCTAACTTACACTTCGCTACAGGTATCTTAAATGATATGAACTTAGTTAAAGTTTTAGATATGGCTGACCTTGACGGAAGTGAAAACGTACGTGTAGTTATGCGATTTACTGCTGACGCTAAGTATGGTTTTGCTGAAGATATGGTTACTTACGGAATCACAAACTCTGCTAACTAATAATTAGAAACTGAAAGAACGAGGGTGGTGAAATAAACGCCACCCTTTTTTGTTAAACATTAAAAACATTTAAAATGGCTTGCGAAATTACAAATGGTCGTATTGAAGAATGTAAGGATTCGGTTTCAGGATTGAAAGCGATTTACTTCATTAACTACGATGACTTAAACGCGGACGATGTTATTTACGACGTAACTAACACGGACTTAATTGACGACTGGACACCTGCTGCAGCGTTAAACCTATACAAATACGAATTAAAAGGAAACAACTCTTTTGAAACTACTATCAATTCTTCTCGTGAGAATGGTACTACTTTCTTTGAACAAACTCTTTCTATTCAGTTGAAAAGACAAGACATCGCTACACACAAGAACGTTAAATTGTTAGCGTTTGGTAGACCGCGTATCGTTGTTAGAACTATGACAGACCAATTCTTTTTGATGGGTCTTACTCAAGGTGCTGATGTAACAGGCGGTACTGTATCTTCAGGTTCTGCTTTGGGTGACTTCAACGGATACTCTTTGACATTTACAGCACAAGAGGTTAGTCCTGCTAACTTTTTAAATTGTTCTGACGAAGCTGGTTTAAAGACTTTGTTTGAAACAGGAGCAGGAACAGACGCTACTATCGTAACTGCGTAATTTTCCATATATTCATAGGTGAAGCCGATTCTTTATAGGGTCGGCTTTTTTACTTAGAAACAAATACGTATAAACGTAGTTATTAATATATGATAGTTCTTCAAGAAACAAATGACCCGCAAACTTTTAGCTTCATTCCAAGAAGCGATAGTTACGATGGTTTGTTTTTGACGGACGACCAAACTAACGTAGAAGTAGAAGTTACCATTGACGACAATACGATAGGAGACTACATAAACACGATTACAGCAACTTTTGACCTTAAAGAAGGACATTTCTATAACTTAGTGTTAAAAGATGGCGCAGACGTAGTTTATAAAGATAAAGTGTTTTGCACTAATCAACCTATAGTTTCTTTCAGCGTAAACAACGGACAATACACTTCTAATTCTACAACTAATGACTTTATAGTTTATGAATAACATACACGTTCTTAAATTAAGCGAATATTCAAGACCTGAAATAAAAGAGTCTAAACGCGATGCGTGGGTAGAATATGGTGAAGACAATGACTACTATCAATACTTAATTGACAGATATACTAATTCTACTACGAATAACGCGATTATAAACAATATAACACGTTTAGTTTACGGAAAAGGTTTAAGTGCTGTAGACGCGTCTAAAAAGCCTAATGAGTACGCTCAAATGATGGCTTTGTTTTCTAAAGAATGTATACGACATTTGGTAAGTGACTTGAAGATGTTAGGGCAATGTGCTGTACAAGTTATTTATTCTAAAGACAGAAAGAAAATCAGCAAGGTTTATCACGTTCCTGTGCAGTTATTACGTGCTGAAAAGTGTAACGAAAAAGGCGAAGTTGAAGCGTATTACTATTGTGATAACTGGCAAGACCTAAGAAACTTCACGCCTAAGAGAATACCTGCATACGGATACTCGAACGAACCTATAGAAATAATGTTTATTAGGCCTTATTCTGTAGGAATGAAATATTATAGTTACGTAGATTATCACGGAGCGTTACCATACGCAGAACTTGAAGAGGATATTGCTAACTATTTAATTAATGAAGTTAACAATGGTTTTTCAGGGCGTGCTGTTATAAACTTTAACAACGGAGTTCCTTCGGAAGAACAGCAATTAATGATTAAACAACAAGTTTTAAATCAGTTGACAGGAACTAAAGGCGAAAAGGTAATAGTAGCTTTTAACAATAACCAAGACTCTAAGACTACGGTAGATTCAATGCCTGTAAATGATGCGCCTGATTTGTACAATACGTTAAGCGAAGAATGCTTACGTAAGATTATGTTAGGACATAACGTTACAAGTCCGCTTTTATTTGGTATTGCGTCTACTAATGGTTTTAGTTCTAATGCTGACGAATTACAAAACTCTTTTATCTTATTTGATAATATGGTTATTAGACCAATGCAGGAGTTATTGTTAGATGCTATAGACACTATTTTAGGTTATAATGGCGTTTCTTTAAAGACATATTTTAGAACGTTAAAGCCTTTAGAGTTTACAGATTTAGAAAACGTAATTACAGAAGAGCAAGCTGTAGAAGAAACAGGTGTAGATGCTACTGAATTAAGTTCACAAGACGATAAAATAGCACAGGCGTTAATTGATTTAGGTGAAGAACCAAAAGAGGAATGGCTACTAATAGACGAATCACCTGTAGACTACGAAAACGACGATGCTGAAAACGAATTACTATCTAAAGAACCTAAACAAAGTTTACTTAGTAAAATGTACAACTTCGTAAGCACTGGTTCTGCTTTTCCTAACTCAAAAAGTGAGCAAGACAAAAACATAGACGGAATTAAATTTATTACACGTTATGTTTACGCAGGTGAAACTTCAGAGAAAAGCCGTGAGTTTTGTAAAAGAATGATGTCAGCAGGTAAGATTTACAGAAAAGAAGACATTATAAGAATGCGTGAACAAATAGTTAATGAAGGTTGGGGCCCTAAAGGCGCTGATACTTATGACATTTGGTTATACAAAGGCGGTGGTAATTGCCACCACAGGTGGAATAAGCAAGTTTACGCAAGTTTCGAAGGTGTAGGTATAGACGTAAATAGTCCTAATGCAAGACAAATAGCAGGTAAAAAAGCTGAAGAATTTGGTTATGTAATTAAGAATCCTAAGTTAGTAAGCACAAGACCTGTAGATATGCCGTATAACGGATTTTTACCAACAAATAAAAGGTTTAAATAATGGCAGAAGCACTACTTATAACTCGTGACGATTTAGTAAGGTTTACTTCGGTTAACGGCAACGTGGACACGGATAAGTTTATTCAATACATTAAGATAGCGCAGGATATTCATATTCAAAATTATTTAGGTACTGAATTACTAAACAAAATAAAAGCGGATATTATAGCGAGTACGTTAACAGGCGACTATCAATCGCTTGTAGAGGTGTATGTAAAGCCTATGCTGATACATTGGGCTATGGTTGAATACTTACCCTTTGCAGCGTATACAATCGCTAATAAAGGCGTTTATAAGCATAGTTCAGAAAATGCTGAAAACGTAGCAAAAGACGAAGTAGACTTCTTACTTGAAAAAGAACGTAAGATAGCACAACACTACACGCAAAGATTTATAGACTATATGAGTTTTAATCAGCAGTTATTCCCTGAATACAACGATAACTCAAATGGTGATATGTACCCTGATACTAACAATAATTTTATCGGATGGGTTTTGTAAAGCAGTATAAACCGAAAGAAGAAAACGTAAAGAAGTTAAAACTTTACTTAAAAAAAATAGAAAATGGCGGACAAAAAGATAAGTCAATTAACAGCGAAAGGAAGTAATTTAGTTGCTTCTGACCGCGTTCCCATTGCACAAGACAATGGTGGCGGTACGTTTGCGACTAAGTACGTTTTAGGTTCACAGATACATAATTGGAGTCTTAATAAAGAGTCTGCAAGTTACACGTTAATTTTAAGTGACGCGCACAATTACGTAGAAATGGAAGTTAGTTCTGCGAATGATTTAACTGTCCCTACTAATGCAAGTGTAGCTTTTCCTATTGGTACTGAAATACGAATTACACAATTAGGAACAGGACAAACAACTATTTTAGGTGATGCAGGAGTAACAATAAGAACGCAAGGCGGTAAGAATAAGACTACAGGTCAATATAGCGTAGCTACGTTGTTTAAACGTGGTACAAACGAATGGTATTTATTTGGTGATTTAACGACATAAAATGGCAAATAGTAACGGATGGGGCGATGGTGCTTCAAATAACGACATAGGATGGGGACAAGGTGCTGATAACGCTATTGGTTGGGGTTCTATTTACGCCAATAGCTGGGCAGGTGCTACTGACATAGTAGGAACTCCTGCAGTTGACCCCGATGCACAAGCATTCATAACAGCGGCTGCAATTACAGACCCTACTCAACAAAGCGCAATTAACAACCTTGTAATAGGAATGAAAGCAGATGGCTTGTGGACTAAGATGAAAGCGGTTTATCCATTTGTTGGTGGTACTGCCACCAGCCATTCTTATAATCTTAAGAATACAGCTCAATATCAAATTACTTGGAACGGTGGATTTACACACAATTCAACAGGAGTTACAGGTAATGGTTCTAATTCTTATGGTAATACAGGGTTCAATCCAAATTCAGCATTTAGTACAAATGATTCAGCACATTTATCTCTTTATATAAGAAATAATTCAGCAAGTAGTGCATACGTTGATTTTGGTGCAACTAACGGAGCAGGAAGTTCAACAGCCTTAAATTCAGCTTATACTAATTCTGCATTATCTTTAATACATAATGGAAATACAGGTATAAGCACATCAAACACTAATACACAAGGTTTTTATTTAGGTTCAAGAACAACAGCTTCAGTACATAAATTATTTAAAAACACAACTCAGATTGGTTCAACTGATACAACATCAGCAGGAACAAGACCAAATTTCAATTTATATTTAGGAGCATATAATGTGAGCAATAGTGCATTGTATTATACTAATAGAAATTATGCTTTTGCTTCAATAGGAGACGGTTTAACAGACACTGATGCAACTAACCTAAATACTCGTGTAACCACATTCCAAACAGCATTAAATAGAAACGTATGAAACTAACAGATTTAACAACAGAACAAAAGACTACCTATGTAGGACTATTGACAGAGGTACAAAAAGACGAATTAGTAGGTCAATGGTATGCACCTGACTCATATTTCAATCCTATTCAAGACTTGAATGATAATTGGGTAATATCAGTAGAAGAAATGGAGCAGTGTGTTAATCCTGACTTTCTTTGGGTTAAAGACCTTGACTTAATTCCTTATGAGCCAAAACCAACACCACCACCTTTTGAATAATGAAGACTAAGCTACTTTTAATTTGTTCGTCTTTTCTTGCGGTGATATCGCCTATTAAACCACTTATTTACGTGGCTATTTTAGCAATACTTTTAGACACGGGGTTTGGTATTTGGAGAAGTGTAAAGAAAAACGGATATGCTTCGTTTAGGTCGCGTAAATTATCGCATACAATTAGTAAGACGTTTCTTTATTCGTTAGCTATTGTATTCGTGTTTTTCGTGGAAAAATACATAGCAGCTGATTTAGTAGCACACTTCATAGCTATAGAATTAATTTTAACGAAAGCTGTAGCGTTATTCTGCGTGTTTACGGAAGTTGTTTCTATCAATGAATCCTATGAATCGGTTACAGGAAGAAACATTCTTAAATCGCTTAAATCATTCGTATTACGAGCCAAAGAAGAAGCTGACAAAATAAAAGAATAATGGACACTACTAAAATAGTTCAACAACGTTTACCTGAATCGCAGTTTATTAGCGAAAACACGGACAAAAAACAAATCTATTTACATCACACAGCGGGTAATAAAAACCCTATCGCTACTATCAAAGGATGGGAAGCAAATAAAGAACGTGTAGCTACTGCTTTTGTTATAGGATATGAAGGCACGATAGCACAAGCGTTTAGTTCAAGAGATTGGGCGTGGCATTTAGGCGTAAAAGATAGCGTGTTTAAAGGTCAAGGATTGCCGTATAAGAACTTAGATAAATATTCCGTAGGTATAGAGTTAACTAACTGGGCGTACTTAGTAGAAAAAGGCGGAAAATACTACAACTATGTAGGTGGTGTAGTAGATAAATCTGAGGTTACCTGGTTAGAGAAACCATTTAAGAACCATAAAATTTGGCACAAGTATAGCGATAGACAAATCGAATCATTAAGAGAACTTCTTATTTACTTAGGAGAAACTTACGGAGTGAACTTAAAATATAACGAAGATATTTGGTCGTTAAATAAAAGAGCATTAAAAGGAGAAAACGGATTATTTACGCATAATTCAGTTAGAGTAGATAAATCTGACGTTTACCCTTGTCCGAGATTAATTCAAATGTTAAAAGGCTTATGAGGTATTTAATTTTATTCGTGTTTTTGTATTCCTGTAGTGCGGAATATCACTTAAACAAAGCAATTAAAAAAGGCTACAAATGTGAAGAAACAGGGGACACGATTAGAATTACTACCATAGACTCTATTCCGTATATTGTAAACGACACAATAATGTGGGAAAAGATAATAACGTCAAAAGATACTGTTATCCGATATAAGAAGGTTTACGTTCCTAAAACAAAGTGGCAAGTAAAAACCGAGTTGAAGTTTCAACGTGACACGATTAGAATAAAAGAAAAAACAAAACAAGCTGAAGCAAAAGCAGAAGCTAAGTCTAAAAAAAGACCTAACCTAAATTTTTTATTTATCGGAATATTTGTTGGTTTCGCTTTATCTTACTTACTTCGTAGAGTAGACTCAAAAATTAACTTATGAATTTAATAAAACACGCTAAGAACATACACGAGTTACGTGTAGATGGTACGTCTTTCCGTATGGGTATGTTTTCAGACATCCATTGGGACAATCCAAAATGTGATTGGAACTTACTAAAACACGATTTAGACTACTGCTTAAAGAACGATATTCCTATAATGTTTAATGGCGATACTTTTTGTTTAATGCAAGGCGCTTATGACTTCCGGAAAGTAAAAAACGACATAAGACCAGAACACAACAACGCAAGGTACTTCGATAGCATAGTCGAAACTGCTGTAGATTTCTTCCTTCCGTATGCTAATTTAATGACAGTTATCGGATATGGTAACCACGAAACAGCTATTATAAAAAGACACGAAACTGATATTTTACAAAGGTTTGTTACCTTACTAAACTACAAAGCTGGTAGTAATGTAATGACGGGAGGTTACGGTGGATGGTTTATAGTAAACCAAGTAGTACGTACAAATACACGAATGACTACAAAAATAAAGTATTTTCACGGAAGCGGTGGCGGTGGATTAGTTACTAAGGGTGCATTGAATTTAACTCGTGCTATGGAATCTTACGAAGGTTACGACGTGTTTACTATGGGGCATATACACGAAAATTCAGCGCGTAACGATGTCCGTGATTCGATAAGTTTTCACGCTACAAAAGGATATTACTTTAATCATAAGCAAATACATTCAATGATTACAGGAACATATAAAGAAGAGTATATGGATGGCGCATACGGATGGCACGTAGAACGTGGCGCACCTATGAAACCTGTAGGAGGTAGGATATTAACGATTGAATACGCAAGAAGTTTAGAAAATAAAGATTCTTCAGTAAGAAACATTGATAGTATGAAATTTCCTTTGTAGATTTGTACTTTCATAATGTGTTAATTAGGGGGTCACTGACCCCTTTTTTTATGTCTAAGAAAAAATAATTTAAAATTTTTTACTAAAAATGTTTGTAGTTTGTAAATAAGTATTATATTTGCATATAACTAATTGATAAAAACATTATGAAAACAACAAAAACACGAAGAAAAGACTTAGCCTACCAACAGACTGCTGTAGGTCAAGCATTACAACCAATGGAAAAGCCTGAAGCATTACTTGATTGGTCTATTGAACAACTATTAAAACTTGTAAAGAAATGAGATTAGAAAACTTTTTACCGAGAACAAGTGAGCATAAATCGTTTTTAAGCCACTTTTTAGCCCCTTTAACGGCTTTTATCGTAGTGTT